CCGTTGAGTCCATGTCCAAGCCCAGCCAGCGTGACTGACTGGCCGGGCTCGACAGGGGTGTCTGTAAGTGTTTGTACGACTGCGTAATCGTCTAAACGCTGATGCGCGATAACGGTATAAACCGCCATGGCGGCACCTGCCTTTCGGGATTAAGCCTGTGTGATCTTGCGAATCATGCCGGGGATAGCGGCGAATGTGCTGCTGTACATGTGGTAGGACATTGTGCGTCCCAACAGTGCAGGCACTTCGACTGACTGCAAGCCACGGACTTGCTCGTAGTACTCGAAAGCGTCGCCTTGACCTTGACCCACGCGAGTGATGATCATGGTCTTAGCAGCAAAGTTGCTGTCTACGACAAGCTGCAAGCCGAGTGGGTTGCCGTTCCAAGATGCTGCGTCTTGTGAGCCAAGCGCGTTCATACCCGAGAGGCCGTTGCCGATAAGTGGGAACACTGGACGTCCGTCGGTACCGATGAGTTGTCCAAGTTGTGCCCATACGTCTACGGATACGAACATGTGTGTCGGCAACCAGTTGCGACCGTTAGAGATGTCTACTGCTGAGTCGTAAACGGACTTGAGTAGGTCGGTTACGGTGCCGTCCCATACGCCTGATGCGGATGCTGCGGTGAGCAGGTTGTCTGCGCAGAAGTTGTCCGATGCAATCATCGCTTCGCCCATAAGGTCATTAAGGATGAGCTGCATTGCTGCGGGGCTCGTGAAGTCGATGTCTTGTTGGGACAAGGTCACCTGCCCGGCTATGGTACTGCGCCCGACCGAATTCGCTGCAATGACCATTGTGCGGGCGGTTACGGCTGTGAGTTCTGTGGACTGCACTCCGGCGTCTGTGTGTGTTGTGATCGTTGGACGGATAAAGGTTTTTTGTGTTCCACCGTCTGGATATGCGCGAGCGCCCACTGCCTCGACTACTGGACGCAAGAAGTTGAGGTCTTGCACCAATGGCCCGAGCACTGGAACTGGGAGCAAACCGGGGGTGTCGGTGGTCAAAACGTCACCAGCGGCGGCTTGCAATGCGGTGCGGTTCTGCTGTGCAAACTCTGCTACACCACGGTTGATGTTTGCGAAAGTGTCGCCACCAATGTGGTATGCAGCCATGAACTCGCCAGCCGAGGGAAGCGAAAACTGGCGCTTCGGCTGTGCGGGAATTGGTGCGGTTGGTGTTGCAGCTTCTACGACTGCTTCGGGCTGTACTGCGTCCACGGTTTCTGTCTCCTCGACTTCGGTTGGTGTGGGTTCTGTGTCGGGTTCTTGTGCTGATGCTAACACATTCTCGATAACTGCACCTGCAAAAGCGGGAATTGGCACAAGGCTCAATTCCAGCCATTCGGCTGCGGTCACGACCATGGTGCCTTCTTCATCATAAGAGAAGCGGGTTGGGTTTACTCCAACGCTGACGGAATCTAAAACACCGTCAAGCGCTAGGGTGAGTGCCTCGTCTCCTGCTGCGGTTGCCGAGATACGGGCGGCAAACATCATGCCCTCTGGGGTGTCTACACGCTCGGTCACAAGGCCAACAGGCTGCGACGAGTCGTGATACATAAACAACTTAGGCGCTTTGCCCTCGACGGGTAGCGCACCTTGCTCAAAACGTACTTGGGTTCCGTCTGACACTGTTGCGGTTTCGCCATAGGGCACCGCCACGCCAGTAATCGTGCGGGTTGGGTTGTCTCCTGCTGCTGCGTCAATCGTGACCGCTTGGGCGTTTAACTTGATCATGCTCGTGATTCTCCTGTTTCGGGTTCGTCTACTTCGACCATTTCGCGGCTCATGTTGGCATCGTCAATTTCACCGAGGTACTCGTCTGTGTCGAACTCTACATAAGTACCGACAGGAAGTACATTATTTGCGCTCAATGTGGACGTGATGCACTCGGCATATGTCTTGGTGCCATAAAGCCACAAATCCCAGCGGGATTCACGGCTGTTGGTGTAGGCGTATGAACCAGTAGGTACGCCAAGTAGGTACGGCGGGATGTTGCAAATCTGTGCCATTTGCAGAGCGCTGAATTGTGCACTTTCCACCATAAGTTGCTTGTCTGGAGTGGCAGTACTGGGCTCATATGTGAGGTACTCATTAAGCGCCGCAGTTTGGTTTGTGCGTCGCGCGGCGTTAAATGCAGCTGCAAGATCGGCTAATTCTTGTGCGCTCAACGGTTCCCCTGAAGTTTGGCGAAGGATGCCAGTCGGAAGGGCCGTTTCCGCATTCCGGTACCTACTGTCCTCAATCTTAAGTGCGGTGGCTATTGCTTGTTCTGACGAGTAAATCCAGCCTTGCAGCGGGCTAATGAACTGCACAAGGTTCGCAGGGTCTAGCATCCCACCTTGGAAATAAACCTCTTTAGACGGGGCATACCACACGGGCCCGTCTTGATCAGTGGTGGTAATTGAGCCGGTAGGCAGGCGGGTAAACGATGCAGGGAAGCCGTCTGCGGTGCGGGAAAGCACATACCAAAACGCGCGACCAAAGAACGCTAAATCGTCAAACGTCCACGCCATAAGAGTTTCATACGGAATCTGTGGATCGGGTCTGCGAAGCCATGAGCGAGGCGCTAAATCTATGTATTCCATTTCGCGCTCGGTTTCGTTCCACTGCTCGCGGTACATCTTTAGCGGCATTGCCGAGATGACACTGGCGTGCAGGTCACGAGCACGAGAAATTGCGGGTACCTGCATAGCGCGGTTACGCGCCTCGCCCTCGACATAGGTGTAGTACTGCCCAATCATATTTGGGCCAGTGTTCTGCTTGTAAAGGTTGGTGCCAGCGGCAGCAGCTTTAGTTACCTCTGGGGCACTTATCTGTGCTTTAGTTTCTTTGCGGGTAAAGAGTGGCATTAAAGATTCCTCGAATAGTGGCCTGCCGTCAATCCCGACAACTGACGACAAGCCTGTCTAAATAGTAACCGTACTACACAATAACAAGCATAGGTTTTTGCTTGTTTTGTGGTCGGCTCACTGCGGACACTGCCCACACCATGCAACGCGCCGCTTCTATCGGCCCGGGCGACTTTTGCGAGGAAAGCACATAACCTTGCGCGGTGCGCACACCAGTCGCCCTATTGACGTGCTCGGCAAGTGTTTGGTTACCGTCGTGCAACACCTTGCCTTCGAGAATCATGTTGCGCACGAGTGACGTGTAGCGAATTAACTCGGCGTATCCGGTCAGTTGGTAGCGGCGCTTTAACGCTGTGGGCACATGAATCTCCAGCGTAGGAGTAACCAGTAAAAGCGTTGCTTGATTTGTCATGACACGCTCGACGTGTGTCCACATCTCTGCCTCGGTATCTACCACAAACTCAATCTTGGTAAATACCTGTTGGTTGTGCACCACAGATCTAACGCCGATGTAACGCGCTTCATCCACAGATGAATCCACAGCCAAGATGCCCCCGTCGGGGAAGTCCTGGCTTGTTTTGCACTTGTCCCAAACCCCAGCATCGAGCCACGCACCACGGCTAGCCGACCACTGGTTGCCATGAGAACGCGGGAAACTATCCGACTTCACCGCAGCTTGTAAAGCCTTCACCGTAATAGTGCGCCCTAACGCAGGGTTACTTAGCCCCCAATATTGCGGGTCGCGCGGGTCACAACCCGCAGGGATAGACCATTCCGCAAAGAAACGCTCAGACGTTACGCCCTCGTCAATCTCCTGCAGAGCGATAGATCGGTAGTTAATCATCGCGGTAGATGACTCGTCCCCAGCGGTAGACCACATAGAAAGCAACGGATTAGGGCGCGCAATCTGTGACGGTTTAAGAGCATCGTCCAAAATCTCAGGTGCAATGTTCCACAACTCGTCCACCACAATTAGATCGTAAGACCCGCCGTGAAGTTTTGTAGAAGCTGCGCGAACTTCCCACCGTGACCCGTCAGGCATCTGCACAGACTTACGCCCTAACGCTTGTAGCAACTTCGCCCCAAACGACTCTTTAAGCACAAACGCTAAATCGTTAAATATCGCCTCGGCTCTGTCCAGCATGTTGGCCGTCGAAAGCACATATTGCGG